TTTCTCTTTGGTTTGCGAGCGAATCGGAACCATCTACGAGTGTTGGTAACTCATCTTGGTATTTTCTTACATCAAATAGTTTTTGTGCCATCTTTTATCCTTTCACACCATAGCCGCGCTTCTAGCGAACTTGCCCATCACGCCTTCGCCGACCTTCTTGCCGTCGAGTTCTATGACTATGTTTTGATCGCGTTGCTGGCCATAATTGTTAGTTGTGCTGCTAACTGCGCTGCTGACTGCACTGCTAACGGCATTGTTGGTTGCGTAAATGGGGGCACCAGCGCGGTCGGTTGTGACCTGACTCATTGAATCCCTCATTTCATCCACGGAAGTTGCTGTGTTTTCTGTTTCGATAGCGAACTTTTTGGTAGATCCACTTAGTTTGTTAAACCTATCAGCAGTTTCCAACAATCCTTCAAACATAGTTGGAGAATTTCTTTTATGGAACAGATAATGCATAAAGCCGCCGAGGGCACTGATAACAGCAGCAATTGCCATTGCGGTTGCTGTTATAGGCAGAGTGGTGGCTATAAAGCCTGCCGCAACAAAACCTAAAGCAACTGCAAGAATCCCAAGAGAGACCCCAATAGCCTGCACAACTTCCCTATTATCAGATAGCAAAGTCATAAATGATTGCAGTGTTGTCACCAAAGGCATAACTAATGGGACCATATCAGCAAACAGGGCATTTAATTGTTCTTGGAATGTTTGAACTGTTTGGGCTCTCTTCGCCATTTCTTCGTATTGTGCAGAGGTCTTGCCAATGTCACCATCCAAAGCCTTCATGTTACCTGACATTACCGCAGCTAACTCAGAAACATCCGATAGACCCATGGCATCAGCGTAGAATTTGCGCTGGTAGTAAGACATATCGTCAAATGCCAAGCCAGCATCGAGAACAGAATCTCTAATCATTCCGAAACGCTCGGCTGGATTAGTTGCTGTCATCAACTCCATAGCATTGACAAAGTTACCGCCTAGAGCGGCATTCAATTTGCCTGCCTGATTCGCAGCACCCTCAAAGGTGTCGAATTTTTCGGTAATAGCGAGAAGTCTTCCGACCTCAATTCCTGCTATCTTTGCTGTGACTGACAGATCTTTGAAGGCTTGCACTCCATTTCTTCCTAGCTTAGCTATCTGTGGGCCTGCGGCGGCAAAGTCAGCAGCCATTTTAGAAGGGGCAACCCCGATGTCCATTGCCAAGGCAGCAAGCTCCCTTTGCGTTGTTGCTGCTTGAATCTCATTTTGTCCCAACGCCTTAGTGGCTATTTGGATTCCTTGTGCGAAGTCCTGAGCAGAGACACCTAGTTTGCCAAGGGCGGTCCCTGTTTTAACCAAAGAGTCTCTAGAGGCTTCGCTTGCCATCGTGAAGTCCGTAAATGAAGTTTGTAGTCCCTGCGCTGTTGCGGAGACTTCTTGCATTGTTCCGCCGAATTGACGTGTTTCTTCATAATTCTTCATTATGCTGTTGGCAAATTCTGCTGATGTCCCTGTTGCTTTTTGGAACTCTGCCGAGGCGTTGAAGATCTCAAGTGCTAGCTCACCTATTGCTTTTGCAAATTGCAATCCTATCTGGGCGGCGGCGGCAAGACCCGGAGCAAAGACACCCAATGCTTTGCTTGAAGCTACCTTCTTTACTGCCAGATCTCCCATAGAAGAGGCAAGTCCTCTAACAGATCCTAACATTTGCTCTCCAGCTTTATCGCCAGCAAACAAAGATTTAGCGAAATCGTTACCGCTTTTTGTTAAAGATTGGACAATCGCTTTGTTTTCAGCGTATTGGTTTTTTAAAGATGATAACTGACTCTTTAAGGACTCAAGCGCTTCTTCTTCGGCTTTGATGTTCTCTACATTAGATTGGCCAGTTAATAGCATAGCCCTCTCTAACTCAAGAGCAGTCTCTTGAGCCTTTATTCTTTTTTGTAGCTCTTTATTAGAGCCAGCATAGGCTGCTGCTTCTTCTTCGGCTGCTCTTTTTCTTGCTTGTAGAGAAACGACAGATGCGTTATTAGATGCCGTTTGGGCATCAACCGCATCTTTTGCTTTTACTACTCCTTTGCTAATTTCTGATAGATCGGTGTTGCTGATGTCTGCCAAGACATCCCTGAGTTGGCTTAAGGACGATCTTTTGCCAGCAAGAGCTTCTAATTCTTTAATTAAGACAGCAATTTCAGCAGCAGTTAAAGCCATTGTGGTTCACCTCTCCCTATAAATAGCCAGCCACTCAAAAAGCAAGGGCTCCCGAAGGAGCCCAATTTCATCTAGCGTATTCTTTTGGAATGTTTGGCTGGTTAGCAGGAGTTAATTCCTGATAAGAGGAATTGGATTGCCCATTTGAAGCTTTTTTGATTGCCTCAGACTCCATCTCAAGTTGCTTGATAGTGCGCTGAACAAACCACCTTCTTAGCCCAAGGGGTAGGCTGTAAGCTTCCGAAAAACTCCAGCCGCCACTATACTTGAGGAAGAAAATTTCTTCGTAAACTCCCTCATTGTATTCATCGGTCAGGCCAAAAAAAGTCTGCCGTAAGCGGCACCTCCATTTCCTGTGTGTGTCCACACTCGGTGCAAGAGAAGTTCTGGGTTAGATCAATGTTAGGTGTAGCCATCTTCATGACCATCCTTAGATGACGAGAATCGAATGATGGTAGGTTATTGGCGAGATAATCGATTGCCTGTTGTGAAGAATCACCATTAGCGCTAACTATGATAGATTGTAGCTGCGTGGAGATCAAGCCTTCGTTGTTTCCTAGGTTGAGTAGTGTCTTTTCCTCTCTACCTGTTAATAGTCTGGCGACTGCCGTAACCTGAGTCTTGGGTAGGACACAAGTAATCGTCCCATCACCATTATCTGTGACTCCCAGGTCGTCTCTGGTTTCTCCATAGACTATGTTGGCAGAGTTTAAATCAAAACCATAGTTCTGTTTTGTCTCACACGCAGGGCATTGGACGCTAGTGTTATAGTCATTGCCATAACCTGAAACTCTTGCTGCGATGATGATTGCATTTCGATCACCAATAAGAAGACTAGCAGGATTAATCGTCCTATCTATTATAAGGCTTTCTATTAGCTTGTCTAGTGCTACGCCTTTCTTTAGAAGAGTTCTCGATGTGAGAATGTCCTCTTCTTTGGCAGTCATCTGTTTGATTTCGATGCTGTCTATCCCGTGTAGGGAATGCCCTTCAGCGTAGAATCTACCTTGCGAGGGTAGATCCACAAACTCTGTTGGGACCACAAAGGAGAAGCCCCCGCCACCTTGTTGCGGTGGAGGGCTTACATCTTTATGCTGAGCGCCACCTAGGCGATCTTGATTTCTTGACAATTTACACCTCTCGTTAAGTTATTGTCTTGCTATGCTTTGAAGAACTCGTTGCCACCAGAACCATTGACAGCAGAAGAGTTGTTTAGAGTCTCTACTCTTGCCCAGTCAAAGCGAAGTTCTACGGTTGTTGTAGATAGTTCGTCGCTTGTGTAGTCTAGATCGTCCTGCTTTAGGCTTGTCATAAAGGCATTCCACAGAGTCCAAGACTCCACTGGGTTGCCGTCGCCGTCAAGCTGCGTAATCAAAACTGTTCCGAGGGCGCCTGTCGCCTTTGCCTTAGAAACAGTGCCTAGGGAGTTAGCGTCGGTCGGAGGAGTGTAGCCAGAAGCAACCATAATGTCGGCAAAAGTAGCAGTAACATCTGGGTCAACCGGATCCACTAGGGTGACTGTGACTTGTTCCCAAGTTACATTTCCGGGGTAGTAGAAAGTGTGACCTAGATATTTATGCTCAGCAGCATTGACATTGAAGCCGGGCTTCGTGGCTGTCTTGGCATACCATAATAGGGCTCCACCTTGGGCTGCGTTAATTCCTTGGAATTCCACAGTAAAGCGATGTTTACGCTTTGGATCTTTTAAAGTTGTGTCTTGACCGAAGTTGGTTGACCAGAATGGCATTTGTTAGGTTCTCCTGTTTTCATAAGTAAGTAGTGGGTGGGGGCAAAAGCCCCCGTTTATCAATCGTCAAATGATGCGCCGGTAGAAGCCACCACAAAGTCAATTGCGATGTATTCAATAGCGCGGGCGGGCTTGACCATAATCTTGGCATACATGATGTTCTGATCAACAAGGTCAGGCGTTGTTGTCGTGTCGTCTAGAATTAGTCGGTAATCAGAGATGCCGAACTGAACCTTGACGTTAGCTAGGAATGGCTCAACTAGACCCTTGAAGCGGTTCCAAGTTGCCTGCACATTTTGCTCGAAGAGAATTTGTGTAGATAGAATTGAAATCTGCTTCTTGAGATAGATGACCAGACGACGCACGTTAATGCGGTCTAGGGCAGAGGGACGCTCTTGCAGGGTCTTTTGACCGAACACTACGATGCCAGAGCTTGGGAAGCTAGCAATCGGGTTGATGCGAGCCTCGTAGAGTGTGTCTCTTTCTCTAGAAGTAAGACGCTGCGTTACATTTGTAACTGGAATTCCGGCAGCACCATCGGAAAGTCCGCCACGGTTGAAGCCAGCCGGCGCGAACCAGACCTGAGATGATTTCTCAGAACTTCCTAGGACACCAAGCATTGCCACAGAGGGCGGGATCCAGAGAAGCTGACCAGTGGGGGCGTCTAGAGTCTGAACCCATGGGAAGAACGTGGCTCCATAAGAGGAGTCTATTTGTCTGCTGCGAATAGCAGTGGCAGAAGTTTGCACGTTGCCAACAACTCTTGCAGAGCGACTGTAGAGTCCCTCGGCGGCGGGGAGGTAGACGTTTGGAAGGTCAATTAACGCCATGGCGTCTGCACGATCTTCGCATGTGTCAACCATCATAGTTGTCAATCCAGTGTTTGTTAAGCCTGGGATAGACAGAAGATTCATGTCAATGAAATCTGGGTCGGCAACGGTTTCGATGGCTCTCTTGTAAGTGTTGTAAGTGTAACTGGTTAGCTCAGTAACACCGGCACCCATGCCAGCATTGTAAAATGGATCTGGCTTGTAGATGTCAACACCATCAAAGCCGCCCCAAACTGGAACAGTGAATCTGTTGTAACGATCTGTCTCTAGTAGGAAATCAGAACCACTTGTGGCGGTGCGAGATGTTCCTAGTCTTCTTGAGCCGGAAACATAGCGTGCTACGCTTGTGTCGTTTTGGACGACCAAATCATCAAGAGAGAAGTAGTAGGCTGGTGTTGTAGCTCCTGGCCAACGGCGGTGGGGGTCAGCAACTGACATGTCTGGAGTGGTTCCAGCGGCTGTCTTGGTTGTCTGCATTCCGAAGTAAGCGTTCTTTTGGTCGAATAGACCACCATCAGAGGAGGTTTGCCTCAATCTAACAGTTGGGAATGAGAAAGAAGCTGTTCTGTGCTTTAAACCGTCAAAGAGAATTCTTGTTGGGCTTCCGAAAACAGCACCAGTTACAACAAAGTCTGTAGCGCCGGCTGCTGAGCCGTCCTTGACGTTTGTGACTGTAGTGTAAGCATTGGGTCCATGGTAACCAAATGGTAACAAGCTTGCGTTTAGCGTTCCATCATAACCCTGCTCTTCCATGTCAACATAGAAGTAGTTTGAGTTATTTACATAGTCACCGTAGATTCTCAATCTTTTTTCGGTGTTATCCCAACTGCTGAATTGGTCGCCAATTACTCTAGCAACGAAGTTTTCTGAAGTGGGATCCAGGGTTAGATTATCGAATCGCTCTATAACTGAGATTCTGCTGTCTGTGTCCTTCAGGGACCTCAAGACAACCGAGAAGCTTCCATATTCAGAAGTGTTCGTAGTGGATGGTTTAACATTTTCTATGGAAACCTTGACGTTCTTGTTCATCCATTCGCCGTGCTTACGACCAATCAAGCGGAATAGCTTTTGAGCAGCAAACGCATTGTAATCACCAGAGGTGCCCAAATCTTGACCAATAATCCAGCCAGTCTTGGCTTCTTGTAGCTCGACTTTGTTTTTATGAGGACCAGCAGAAATGGCGGTGCTCTGTGCGATTGGTAAGACAATTCCAAACACATTCGCGCCAGTCAAGCCGGCATCATTGATTTCTTGCTCGAATGTTTCACCCAGCCAGTAGTTGACAGTTCCAGATGCGTAGAAAGAAGAAGCGCCTTCGTTGCCAAGCTGTGGGCTTGTGTTGAAAACATTGCGGACGAACCTATCACCACCAGCGGTGAAATTGAACTCAATCTTCTCTGAAGTTCCTACGGAGTTCGTTATCTCTATCATGAAGTTGTTGGAATTGTTTGGCTTTATGAATGTTCCAATGGAGCCAGTTGGGCTAGAACCTTCGGGCATTGAACCAGTTAGAAGGATGGATGCACTTGCATCAACATACCAGATGGCGCCCAAAGAGCCTGTTTGCAAGTTGCCCATTGAGGCACTCTCAAATAGCCACAAACCAAATGCGCCGCCGTTTTCTGCAAGCGTTAAGGCGGGATTCTTTTCTGTTTGCCAGCCTGCCTGTCCTGCGGTGGTGGCGTTTGTGTCTTGCTGCCCTAGTAGGCGGACATAAGTAAGAGGAGCAACATTTGCGTTTAAGAAAGCCTTGGCAGAGTAGGTTCCGTACATTGGTGTCTGGAAATTACCATCTCTGTAGACATCTCCACCTGCATTTCCGGGGACTGTGTCGCCAAAAACATTGACAAACTCTGAGTATGATTCAACCTTAATTGGTTGCATTGCTGGTCCCTTGGTAGATCTACCCACCACTACTGGACCGATTGCGTCTGGTCTACGTGGGCGGAAAGAGTTATCAATCTCGTTGATAAACACGCCGGGAGACACAAACTTAAAGCTTTTAACTGACATTCTAAGAACCTCTCTTTTGTAAAAATAGTGCTATATAGCACCTTCAATCATAATGTAAATAGTAGCACTAGTTCCAAAGAGACTTCAGGATGTGCTTAGTCTATTAAAAAGTTATCGTTGCCCGCAGGGACGACGGTTTCTCTTGGAAAAGTCACCTCTACTATGCTTTCTTCTTTCGTAACAATAGGTCTGTCATCGCTGTTTCCTTCGCCGATTAGATAACCTAGAACCTTAATGTTTACCTCGCTAGTAAACTGCCTTTCATCCTCTCCAAGGTTAGCTACGTTGTTGCTTTGGCTAAATCCCTGGTCGATGAAAGCTTCGTAGAGGTGTCCGTTTCGACGCATTACGAAGGAGTTTATTTGACCTGTCCTTGTCATGAATGGTTGCGTAAGATCATTCATCTGCTGTTGGTATTCTGTTTTAACTATTATCTTGTAGTCGAGGTTGACATAAATTGGAATAGGGATGGATAGCGTTTCGATAACAACCTTCTTGTTTACTCTAGGAAAGTATTTCTGCCTATCTCCTGATGTGTTTGTGCGAGTGTTACCAACTACCGCAAAGTTACGTGTCTTATCTTGCTTGATTCTTTTGGCGATTGTCATTCTGCCAGTGCGACCATTGCGCTTATTAGAGAAAATTTGAGCTTGATAACCACCCTTTCTTGATGGATCTTTTGTTATTGCTGTTCTCTCTACTGTCACGACAGGGAGAGTTATGACTCCTCCACCATCATCTACTGGATGTCTTAAGTCATGATTATTTTTAATCTGAAACGCGCGTTCTGGTGTTTGCCATAGAACTGGCACTCTTTTGTAGCCCTCGTTGGTCATTGTTGTAAGATCTAAATCTTCTTTCAGCCAAGAGGTTATCGCATAATCAATGTCCTCTATGCGAGAACCCAACATGCCTATCTCTTCAAGAGTAAAGTCTTTCCTGTCATCAGGTAGTTGTGCAAAATCAAAGTTATCAGGTAGCATCGAATAGTCCCTTGCGTGCTCTCTTGCATGTAGCAGAGATTTCAAATGTTTGGTTTACTTGACCAAAAAGTTTTCTAGAGGATGAGGTCTTTACAATCTCGTAGTATCTCTCACCATAGAGAACGAAGTCTCCTTCACGAACAAAAAGATCTTGGTCTTCTGTCAACCTTCTTCTATGGAAATGGACTGTTATCTGTGACATCCCATCAATTCCAACAGAGTCGAGATATGATGACCCCTCTTCATCAAATTTTACAAGAGCATAAACTCTTATTGGGGGAAGGTAAGTTTTTTCTACAGCTTCGCCGTATAGTTCATGAAAGTTCGTGGCTTCCATGTCAATAGGGTAATAAAGAATCTGTTGTCCAATGACCTTTTCTACAAGTTCATCATTGACTTGCTTGACAAGATTGCGCTCCTTTTCTCCAAGAAATAATGGAGGAGGTGGGGCTGCTGGTCTGGACCATTCGTTATCTGACATTTAATTATCCTACGAAGATGGGTAGCGGAGAGCGACGAAGAGTTTCTTCTGCTGCCGTGACCTTCTCTTGTTCTTTTTTGGAAAGCTCTGTGTATTCGATTTCCTTCAACATGTCTGTCAACTTCTGTCGAAGATCGTCTTTTTCTTTTTGTGCCTCGGATAGAAGCGCAGAGTAATTAAGGGTAACAGACTCGCCAGGGATTGGAACAGTCTGGAACTTGCCGCGAATCTGTCCTAACATTTCTTTGCATAGTGCCAAAGCATAGTTGCGAATCCACTGCTTACCCATAGAGTTGATGTTTTCGTAAGGAATGTTATCAAATGGGAGTGTGTTAATGTTGTTGACGCCTTCGACACCTGTGTTTACATCTCCATTCTCGCCCCAAGAGTTATCGACAATGCGGAAGCGAACCCAGATGCGGTTCAAGTATCCAGCAAAGTTGTCCTCTCCGCGAGGGGTCGGGTAAAGCCTTAACTTGTTATCAAAGATTTCATAAGAATAGTGTGAAGTTCTAGTGTAAAGGGAGTCTTCATACATAATAGCCTGTAATTTGTTCTGCCATGTTGGAACAATCTCAAATGTAGAATCGTCAGCATACTGACCATAAGTGGAATAATTCCCTACCACGCCCATGCCGCCATAGTAGCCGTAAAAGCGCCACATGGCGATTGGAGAGCGATAAAAAACCTTATCGATTATGACTCTAGAGTCTCCGACTTTTCCAGCATAAGGCACTGCTTTGCCCTTGTCGTCAACGCCAGTGGCAGATGCACCGGAAATAATGGATTGGAGGTCGTAATCTTGCTGACTCCTGACTGTAGTAAAAGAAGCAGAATAAATTGGTGTTGTTCCGCCAAATCCAGCCATGGTAGCTACGGCGTCCCCAACCTTATTGGCGTAAGACAGAGTAACCTTGGTGTATTGCAAGTTGGTGCCAGACGGACCAGAAAGAGAATCGCCCTTATGATCAAACGTGCCTGTTATCTTTCCAAGGGCATCAGGAAGAATGTTTTTCCCTTGATGAATGTTAAGGATGTAAGAGTATTCTAAAACCGCCTCTTCGTAAGCGGCATAAACATTTGAGTCTGTTAACTCAATGTCTACAACATCGCCACCCAATCTTTTATAAACAAAGTCTACTTGCTTTGCTGCTCCGCTTAAGAAATATTCTGAGCCGTTGTAGACGCCGAAAGGGACTGCGGCTGCTACATCACCGATGGTTCCGGTCTGCGATAGAATTATCGCACTTGTTTGGGAAAGGGGTTGTAAGTTTGTGGGCATTCATAGAGCCTCCTGTTCGTAGTAAATAGTGATTACTATAACAAAGCCCCTTTGATGAAAAACATCAAAGGGGCTTTTGAACAATTAACTATTATAAATCAAGTGCCTAGTGTAAGCGCGTTGTTTACAATTCCGTCAACATACCAGTTTGTTCCATCACACCAGAATTGAAGCCTATCTCCAATGGCTCTTCCTGAAGAGTGCAAAGTTAGGGTTTTTTTGTTCACAATGGCGACGCGAGTCATTGTGGTGGTTGCAGAGTTGTGTCGGTAATTGCCCTGTAACACAGCAGTTTGCGCGGCGATAATGTGTTGGTGCTCCGTTGTTATGTAAACTTCGTAAGTTAATCCTGCGCTTATAGCAGGCAAAGTCAAAGTTCTTGCACTTCCTCCTCCAAGAAAAATAATAGAACCAGATTGGTCAGCAGATAGCTCGGTGTCTGTGCTAACACTGACAACTTTTACACGTCGGGGTGTGTTTGTCTCTCCCATTAGTTTTCTAAGTCTTGCCTTGTTTGGTGATACAGCCATGTTAAATTCCTCCTAAAGAATAGTTCAAAATTAAATAGTTTGCGGCAAAGCAAAAGCCCCCCTACCGAAGTAGGGGGGCTTAAGTTTTAGGTCAGGCTGCTATCAAGCGCCAGACTCACCTAGGAGACCACGAACTACAACTAGACCGTACATATCTGGACGGACCATCTTCTTAGCGTAGCGGGTCATGACACCCTTACGTGGAACGAAGTCTTCCGGTCCGAAGATTGTGGGAGTAGTCTGTAGTGGCACGTAAGGTGCGTAGACATAGCCGCTCTCAAGGAAGCTGCCGCCGCGACGACCGATGAGGATCACGTTGCGTAGGAAGTAGGGGTCAACGATGACATCAAACTTCTTGCTTAGTGAGCCGACACGGAGTGCGCCGATGGAGCCCTTCTCGTCGTCGTGAGTGACGCTTGCACGGAAGCCAGCGGTGAACTCAAGGATGTTAGCAACCTCAGGTCCGCAGACGACGAAGTTAGCACCACCACGGAGAGTCTTGCGGTGAATCTGTGCAGAGACATCGTTTACTGTCTCGACGAGAGTCTCGTACCACTCGCTGACGGTGCCGGTGAAGTCGGGAGCCTTAGCGGAAGCACCGATTTCATTGCCGTTAGAGTCAACGAATAGACCCGGAGCGCGTGACCAGTAGCGAGTGCCAGCAGTGGCACCGTTTACGAGGTCAGCAAGGATCTCGCGGTCAATCTCAAGAGCAATCTGCTC